GCGCCCCCCCATGGCGCCCGGCGTGGTGGGGGTGTCGCCGTCGGCAAAGGCGTGGGCATCGGCGGGTGCGGGCAAGGCGCTCGCCGCAGGCATCGCCTCCCACTGGCCGCCAAAATCCTGCTCCAGTTGTGCCTGCGTCGGCCGGTAGCCAAGCGGTGCCAGCTTGGCGTAGGTGTCTGCCAGTTTTTGCAGGTCTTTCGCTTCTTCGGTGCGCAGCCACAGCTTCGGCGGATGCGCGCCCGGAAAATTCCACTCGGTGAGCCATACCGCTATCGTCTCGTTAAATGAGGCGCAGAGCAGGTCGGCATCGGCCTTGACGATGTCGTCTTTGACCTCGTCTTGTACCTCCGCCTTGTATTGCCCGCCGACCGCCTGCGAGGTCATCACCTGCCCCAAGATGACCAGGGCGATGGCCTCGTCCATGTACTCGCACAGCTTGGCGTAGTCAGTCGTTCCCGCCTCACCCTTGAGCAGCTCAATGGTCGAACCAATGGGGGTGACGGTTGCGGCGGCGTTTTTGATGGCGGTCAGCGCGGCGAGCAGCTGCTGTTTGTCCGCGTCGGCGGTGGGGCTGCGCGGGTCGTATTGGCCGTGCGGCACGCTGGTCGCCGCCTTTTCGTTGCCGACCAGCCAGAATTTGACGTTGCTTTTTTTGAACAGCACCGGCCAGTAGAGGAAATGCGCCAACCCCAAGCCATAGGGGTTGTCGGTGGTGTCGCCGCCTGCGCTAAACGTCCAGAATTTGCGTGGCGGCATCGCCTCGTCCGCACCGTTGCCGGTGTAAATGAGCTGCCGCTCGATGTCGTATTTGAATTTGCCCCGGTCGCGGACGAGGACGTTGTCCAACACGACTTTGCCGTCTTCGATGCCCCACATGATTTCGCCGACGGCCATGCCGTAAAACACGCCCCAGTGCATCGCTTTCAGCACCGCGTCAAAGTTGAGGCGCTGCAATTGTGCGGCGACAAATTCCGCCGCCTCGACGTCGGCGGCGTTGTCCGGGTCGTGCGGCAAGACTTGCCGCTCCAGCTTGGTCAGCGCCGTTTGCCGCTGCGCCCAGGCGCCGGTCACGGTGGTGTCGGTCAAGAGGTCGCGGTAGCCGTTCGGGTCACCGCCGAGGCGCTGCGTGAGCAGGGTATCGAGGCGCTCGATTTCGGTGAGGTTGCGTTCGACGGCGACTTCTTTTGAGGCGGCGGTGGGGCGGGCGAGGTTTTTGGTGTTGGGGGTGGTCATGGTTAGTAATCCAGATAGGCAGGCTTGGTGTAGCCGTCCTCAATGGCGACGGTTACGGGCAGGGCGGTATTGCTGCGGCTGGCGGCGTAGGCGAGGCAGAGGGCGATGGCGGCGTCGCCGTGGCGCTCGCCCGCTTTGCCGCTGCGCCGTCCCAGTTTGATGACGCCGTCGATGCGCTCCAGCGCGCGCAGGTCGTCGATGATGTCGGCGTCTTTCGGGATGCGCAGCGCATCGTCTTCGAGCGCCGCCACCAGCGGCGGCATGTGCTCGCTGTACCAAGCGTTGGAGAGCTTGATTTGTGCGACGCGGTTGCCGTAGCGGTCATGCGCGGCTTCGGCGAGGTACTCGCCGTTGCCGCTTGCGTCAAACCACGCCGCAGTCAGGCGGGGCAGGCGGTCGAGCAGGTAATAGACGATTTGCCGCTGTTGCGCGTGCGGGATGTTGCGCAACTCGACCGCAAACGGTACATGGCGGCGGGTATCGGCGGCGATTTGCAGCGGCACCAGTACCGAGAGGTCGCCGTGCCGCGCGAAGTCCATGCCAAAGACGTGTTCGCGCGTGGCTTCTAGCGTGGCCAGCAACGGGCGCAATTCGCGCTCGCACCAGTCGGCGATATCGGCCGAGCGCAGCTCTGCCGGGTATTCTGCCCAACCGTCGGGCTGGGCAAGGCGCAGGATGGGGACGGGGTCGGCACGCAGCTCCAGCAGGCTGCGCGAGAGTACCGCGCCGCCGCTGTTAGAAGGGATAACGCGCAGCTCTTCGTCGGCGTCCGCGCCGTATTGGTCGTAGATGCCCGCCGTCCATGCCGCCTCCCCCGCCGCTGTCCACTCCATGCCGCGCACTTGGCAAATGCGGCGGTAGAGGCCTTGCGCGACCGCCTCGTCGAAGGTGGTGCGGTGCAGGGCGTAGGGTTTGCGCCCAGCGCGGATGTCCTGACAAAGCTGATTGAAGGGGTTATCGACGCCGTCGTGCGTGCTGATGATGGCAACCTTGCCGCCCCACATGAGCAGCGCCATCGCCGCTTTCAAAAGCTCGTCGAGCTGCTCGTGGAAAGCAGCCTCGTCGATGATGACGTAGCCCTGTTTGCCGCGCAGGTTGGAGGGGCGCGACGACAGGGCGGTGATGCGGTAGCCCGACGCGCAGCGGATGACAAAGGTGAGGATGTCTTTGTCGCCGTCGTTGAGGATTTCTTCGCTGACCGCCTCGGCGACCAGCTGGTAATGGCCAATCCAGTCGGCGCTGTCGCGGATAAATTCTTCGGCCATATCCTTGTTGTAGCCGATATACCAGACGTCCATGCCGGAGGCAGCCGCCGCCACCAATGCCGCCTCGGCGGCGGTTGACCAGCTGATACCGATACGCCGCGATTTTTCGTAGACACGCACCGGGGTTGGGTCGTTAATCCATTGCATTTGGTAGGGCAGGAGGACGCCAGCCATCTCAGCCCCCCAAGATGCGCTGCTTGATGAGTTCGACTGCCTCGTCGGATAGCCCTTGCGATTTGGCGGTGGCCTCGACGTCAGCGGCGGCGCGCGCCAAAGCGGCCTGCTCGATTTCGCGCTGGCGTTTGTCGTTAATCGTGGATGCGCGCTCCAGCTTTTCTATCGCCTGCGCCAAGTCTTTCAAGAGGCCGGGGTGTGCCGGTTCTTCGTCTTCCGATAATTGCAACGCGGTTTCAAAGGCGAGGTTACGCACCAGCTCGTTCAAAAGCGCCCCGACCTTGCCCTGTGGCTGGTTGCCAAAGCGGGCAATCCACATGTCGGCGATTTCGCGCGATTGCTGGATTTTCGCGCCAACCTCGCTCATTTTCAGCGCATAGCGGTTGACCGCGCTCTTGCTGCGCGGCTTTTCGCCCAGCTCGGCGAGGACAGCGTTTAAGCGCTCGGTCGCCTCCAGCTGGGTGATGGCCGGGTCGCGCAGCCAGCCTTGCAACTGCTCCAGCAGCGCGGGCGGCAGCGTCTTGATGCTGTTTGCCGCCATCAGCGCCGCGCCTCAATGTCGCGCAGTTCGGACGGGCGCAGGTCACGGATGCCATGCGCCCGCGCCTTGCCGCGCGCGATTTCGAGGCCACGGTCGGTGAGCGTTACCATCGTCAGGTTAGGCGACGGATGGCTGCGGCTGATATAGCCCTGTTCTTCCAGCCAGCCGATTTCGGTTTGCAGCTGGTCGTAGGTGATGTTCTGCCCGGTTTGTTCCAGGCAGAGGTCGAGCATATCGAGCGACAGGCGATAGTCGCTGTCGTATTCAAGTAGGCTCAATATGGCGCGGCGGCGGTAAGCGCGCACGGCGTCTTGCATCATGATTTGTCTCCTTTCAAGAGCACTTCGAGGATGAGTTTGCTGGTGTCATTGACACCATCGAGCGCCCCCTCCATCTTGTGCAGGGTCTCCGCCTGCCGGTCGAGGCGCTTGTGGATGTTGCCGATGGCTTCCCGGTTCGGCAGGTGCTCGAGGCGCGTTTCCAGTTCGGTCAGGCGGTTTTTGACCTGGCCGAGTTCTTCGGTCGCCTTGTCTTCCAGCGCGGCAATGCGGCTGGCATTCGCCTTGTGTTTCGAGAGTATCCAGACGTAGATGGTGATGCCGACGGTAAATGTGGTCTGGATAATGTCAAAAATAAACTTCCATAACGGGATGTTAGGGCTTCCCACGGTGTCTCCTTTCGTAGATTTCCTGGCATTCGCGGCAGCGGATGGCGGCGGGGTTGGCGGCGCGACGTGCGGCGGGTATGGGCTCGCCGCAATCCGCGCACTCCGCCTGTCCGGCCTGCTGTTGCGCCGCCTGAATGCGGGCAAGCGCGTTGGCAGTGGTCGCCTCGATTAGCGCTGCGGCGCGGTCGGCCTCGTCCATTGCTCGCTCCATTGGCGGATGACCGTAAGGCGCGCGTTGCAGGTGGTGAGCGCCTGATGCTGCTCGATGAGGTAGCGGGCGACATCGCGCTGCGTCGCGCGCTGCGGGTCGGGTTTTTCGGGGGTGACAACCGGCGCGGTGAGGCCGGTCGGCACGGCGATGGGGTGGTAGCGCGGGATGTCGCGCGCGCAGGCGGTGAGACTGATGGCAAGCAGCAGGGCAATGGCTCTCATGGCAAATCCTCCAGCGCTTGCCGCAATACCGGCGCCACCGGGGCATCGTCATGCGCCGGGGCTTGTTGCACGCGGTGGATGGCGGGGCGGTATTGCGTCGCTATTTGCGACGTGGTTGCGATTAACGCCTGATAAGCCGCATCGGCGGCGGCGTACTCATCGGCAAGCGCCTTGTTGGCGGCGGTGAGTGCTGCCACCGTCGCCTGCTCGCTCGCAAGCTGTCCGCGTAGGCGGTGGATATAACCGCCGAGGGTGGCGATGATGCCCGTGGCAATCAGGACGGCGGTCAGCGTGCGCATACCATCCCCCCGCCCCAATCGCGATAGAGCGCCTGATGCTGGTAGATGATGGCGCGCGGGTAGCCGCGGTTCTCGGCAATCGCCCATTTGGCACGGCGGCTGTAGCGCTCGACATTGCCCCACCAGCGCAGCGGGTCGGCGCCGCGCTGGGCGGCAAGGCGCTGGTCACGTTGCAACCAGCCGAGGCCGCCGTTATACGCCGAGAGCGTCATCGCCCAGCGCTCGCAGTCATTGGCTGCACGGATGCGCTGATAGAGGTGGTGGTCGTAGGTAACGAGCGCACGGATCGCCCAGCGCGGATCAAAGGCATTGCCGACGGCAAGCGCCTGCGGATAGGCCGCTTTAATCCACGCTTCGGTGTCCGGGGTAAATTGGGCGAGACCGGATGCGTACTTGGAGCGGGCGTGCGCGCGCCACAGGCTCTCCTGATGGATTTGCCCGGCCATCACCGGCACAGGCGCGTCAATGCCCCACACGGCGCGCGCTTCGCGGACGAGGTCGCGCTGCCAGACGCGGGAGCGGGTCTGCCAGTCATCGGCGGCGGTTGCCCATTG